TAAAAATCAAAATGTCAATTAAAAGAACATTAAAAGAAAAGTTTGGATATGATGTATCTGGACTAGCAGCATGGAAAGATAACACTTTACCTAACATCACTCCTGACTTAGTATCAACTTCTCGTTTCTTAGAGAAACTTATGTTAGAAGAAGGTGTTAAAGGATCTAGAGAGATCGCTTTATTATCTTCATCTGTAGCATTACAAGCTAAGGCAGCGTGTACTCCTTCTCCTGATGGATCTGTAGTTTTCACTGAAAAAGTTTTAACAACTAAGCCGTTGTATATGGGTGTTGAGTTTTGTAATGAGACTTTAAACACTAAAATGACTCAAGTGTTGAATGCTTTAGGAATGAAAAACCAAGAAGGTCAACTTCCTGCACCACTTGAAACTATCCTTATGGCATACTTAACTAAACAATTACAGAAAAAAGCTGAGCGTTTAGTATGGTTAGGTGACACTACTTCATTAGATACTGAGTTAGTTCATTTTGACGGGTTAGTTAAAGCATTGAAAGCAGATACAGCGGTATTGAAAACTACAACTACATTTGCTACTTTGACTACTTCAAATGCTTATTCAGCTGCATACGAGGTTTTCACTAAAATCCCTGCTGAGATTTTCGACAACCAGATGGAAATCGCATTGTATACAGGACGTACAGAGGCTTTGGCTATCATTTCAGAGTGGAACGCTGCTAACGCTTACGATCGTATTCAATACACAAGCGAAGGAGGTTCTATTCGTTTCATTTTACCACAAACAAATGTTGAAGTAATTACTGTACCTGCTTTGGACGGTTCAAACGAAATTTTTGCAATCCCTACTTCATTAGTATTCTTAGGAGTTGACGCTCGTGAAGATGAAAACTTTGATATCAAATACGACGCTTATAACGAAAAGTTGAAGGTAGATACTTCTTTCAGATTAGGTGTACAATATGTATTCCCTCAATACTTTGTAAGAGTAAAAAGAGCTTAATTATTAATCTTAGGGGTGTAAAAGCCCCTTTTTAAAATATTTATATTATGTGCGAATTAAGTGCTGGATTTAATGCTTTAAATTGTGATTCCGCTGGTGGTATTGCTACCTTATACATTGGATCATTAAGAGATGGAACTACAGGAGCTGCTAACTATACGTATACACGTACAGCTGGTGAGCTTACTGCTATGGCTAACGTAGGAGCTAAATTGTTTTATACCGTAACCGTAGACGCTGAAATGTCTGACTTTGCGGTTAATGCAATCGGTTCACGTGAAAACGCATCTACTGCTTTTGAAATCACTGGAAATATCAAACTTGCAGGAAATACTGCCGCTATGATTGAACAATTAGAAAAACTTTCAAAAGATAGAGTATGTGTAATCGCTAAATTAAACGACGGTACAAATGAAGTGTTAGGAGTTGATAACGGTTGTAAATTCTTATTCAATAGAACTTCTGGAACGAAGTTTGATGATATGAACGGTGTAACTTTGACTTTTACAGGACGTGAGAAGAAAAACGCTCCGAAAGTAAGTGATGCAATTGTTTTAACATTGTTATCGTAATAATTATTATGTTAAATAGAATTAAAGGGGAGGTTTTTACTTCCCCTTTGTTATTTCTTCTAGTGCCTTTTGATATTCTAAATGTGCTTCATACTCATCTATGAAATAACCTAAATGTTTTTGCTTACCATTACTTGTTATGCCTACCCTCCATTTTTTTCTTGTATTGTGCCAACTTACACCTTTATATTTACTTGAATAATTACCTTGTGTTTTTTTACAATTTTCTCTTTGTGACACCACTTGTAAATTTTCCAATCTATTGTCTGTTTTCACATCATTAATATGGTCAACAACTAAATCCATCTTACCATTAGGTATATGATTTAAAAAAGCCATTACTACAAGTTGATGGATTCTAAATGCCTTTGTTTTGTTATTTGTTCTTAAGTTTAAATATAAATAACCTGAATAACTAACGTTTGGTTTTAATATTTTTTCACTATTAAATTTTAGTGACTTTACATTACCTAAGTTTGATACTTGATAATTATCATAACCTGGTATTGCTTTCCAAATTTCAATCATATTATTTTGTGTTTAATTAGTGTGTTTAAAAATGAAAGCGGAAACACGTAAACACTTCGTTATTCGATTAGCCAATTACCTCTAATCTATTCCGCAAATACAAATATAATCATTATCTTTGAAAGAAAACACTATGAAATACAAAAAAGAATTTGAAGGGCAAAACGTTTGGGTTGATAAAGTAAAAAGTTTTTTAGGATGTAATCAAGAAAATCAAGAAATTTTATTTAAATTTATACCAAATATCTTTGAAAATGATGTTACAGATACGGCAAGCGAGCCTAAACCAATTAGCACTAACGTTAAAAGAAAAAGCAAACGAAAATTATCCTAACATTTTCTTGTTTCGTTTTGTATCTGAACAGTCTCGTAAAGAGTACTTTTGTAATTTAACAGACCTTTCTACTACTCAAAAAAGATATAATCTATTTAACTTGTATGAAGGAACAGATATAGATTTACCAGTAGGTGAATATATGTACTATGTTTATCAAATGGAAATTGAAAACGAAAATAATTACAACCTTGGTTTTCTTTGTGAACAAGGCAAGGCAAAAGTAAAATCAAATGTAGCAACAGTAATACCTACTTTTACTCAAACTACAATTATAAAACAAATTTATGAGTGATAACTATATATTTAGGGAAGCTAAAATTCCTTTACCAATAGAAAAACAGAAAGCTGGTCAAAACTGGGTTAGTTGGGGAGATGATAATGCTTATCCACAATTCTTAATAGGGCTTTATTACAACTCATCTATTCACGGCGGTATTGTAAACTCTAAGGTGAAATATATTGCTTCAAGTGGATTAGATGCTCAAACAAATGATTTGCCTAAATGGGAATTGATTAAGAAGAACGGAAACGCCCCTTTTAGTTTAGATGAGATTTCTTTAATGGTCGCAAAAGATTTTGAGCTTTTAGATTCCTTTGCTATCATGTTTAAGAAAAACCCTATTTCCAAGTTTTGGGATATGCACCACGTTTCAACTGAGTTGATTCGTAAGGGTGAAGATTCAAGTTTCTTTTATTACTCAGAGAATTGGAAGGACAGAGTACAAAGTGAAGAAAAAACAGGTTTTAAAAAGATCAAGAATATTGAAGATTTATCTTTAGAAGATAAAGAATGTTTACTATATGTTAGCTCACGTTCTAAACAACATATTTTAGATGAGAAAACAGGTTTATTGACTAAGTCTGTTTACCCTATTCCATCTTATTCGGGTGCTATTAAATCAATCATGGCATCTATTGAAATGAATTACTTCCGTTATTCTGAGGTTGTTAATTCTTTCAAGGGTGGTACAATGATAAACATACCAACTGGTGCGCCTGATAATGAACATGACAAGAAAAAATTGATTGCTCAATTAAAAGGAGATGCAAGTGATAGAGATAAACAAGGAGGAATAGTAGTTACCTTTTCAAGAGGTTCGGAGAATGCTCCTACAGTTACGCAAATCAATGGTAATAACTTAGACCAAAGATACCTATTAACACAAGAAAGTATAGTTGACGATATTATGGTTGGTCACTCAGTAATTAGTCCGACTTTATTTTCAATTAAAACAGCTGGTCAATTAGGAGGTAGTCAAGAGTTAGAAACAGCTTACCAATTATTCATGAACAACTATGCTTTGGAACGTCAAAAGATAATTACAGACGCTCTGGAATATGCACACTACACACTTAATAGTTTTGTTGGTGATATATTCTTCCAAAACAAACCTTTAAATCTAAGTGGTAAAACGGAAGAAGTTTCTGAGGTTGCAAAAAAGATTAGCGTATTAGAGCCTAATTTACAAAATGTTATTTTACAGAAATTAACAGTAAACGAATTACGTTCAATAGCTGGTTTAAACCCTATTCCTAACGGAGATATTATTCAACAATCATTCAAAAATGAAGTAAGTGATGAGACTGTTATTTCATGGTTTTCTGAATTAGGGCGTACGGAATACAAAGAGGTATTTTCACAAGAAGTAAAAGATTTTACTAAACTTGAAATGAGTGAAAAGGAATTGCTTTCTAAATACTCTTTTGCTAACGACTTAACAGAGGACCAGTTGAAGATAGTTGAGATGATTAACAACGGAGAAAGTTATGGTTCAATCGTTAAAGCTATTGACAAAGGCGCAACGTATGTATCTCGTCAATTAGTAGAGCTTGAAAAGTTAGGAATGATTAAAGGTTTTGAATTGACACCAAAAGGTAAATCAAACGTTGGCGAAGTGTCATTTGAAGTGGTTTACCAATATAGAGAAAGAGAAGGAATACCTCCTTTAAAAGGTGAAAGCAGACCATTTTGTAAAAACTTAATTGCTCTACAAAGAGTATTCACAAGGGAGGAGATTGATATGATTTCAGCACGTTTACGAGCAAATGGAATAGATAGGGACGTTTGGCAGTATAAAGGTGGATGGTATCATAATTATGAGACTAACAGAAATACTCCTAGCTGTCGACATACGTTTTACCAAATCGTTATAAGTAAATAAGTTATGGCACATTTAATAAGTACAACAAATCTTAAAGCATTATCTTACATTAGTTCAAATGTAGATGATCTTTTACTTTCAACTTTAATTACTAGGGTACAAGACACTGTGTTGGAGTCTATTTTAGGTAGTCAATTATTTAACCGACTTTTGCAAGGTGTAGATAACGACGATCTAAATGCTGATGAGGTATTATTATTAGATACTTACATTAGTCCTTGCTTAGTTTCCGCAGTTGAAAAAAGAGCTACTGATATGACTACATTAGAGCTTAGACAGATTGGAGTTTCTAGGGTAAGTTCGGAAGGTGTGAATACCGTAAATGAGCAAGAATTAAACCGTTTAAGCAACTCTTTAAACAAAGATTATAATTTCTATCGTGAACGTTTAATAAGGTTCTTAAAATTGAATTATACGGTTTATCCTGAGTATACTTCTTATTATGATTATCTTTATCCTTGTGACGATCTTAATCAAATTAACCCAGATCGAGGTTTTAGTGATACTAATATCAATTTTGCATGATAACGAGTATAAACCAACTTTCTGACGAGCTTAAAGCTATTCAAGAGGCACACTACCAATTGAACTCTTACTATTTCGGTGAGTTTAATTTAGCTTTGCAAAATAGGAGCTTGGAATATCCGCTGCTAGTTTGTGATTATAACAACGGTTCTATTAACGTATCTAATACTTCGGTACAATTGTTTATTATAGTAGCGGATAAGGTATACAAAGACAATTCTAACTTAATAGAAACTAAATCGGACACGTTACAAATTTGTAGAGATATATTCAATATCATGAAGAAATCTCAAAGGTGGCAAGTTTTAGGACGTGTTACACAAGGGAATGTGACTTCATTTGTTGAACGTGGAAAAGATGAGGTTGCTGGTCATGTAATGAATGTGACTATCGAGCTAAGAGATTCAAACGGAATATGTGAATTACCTATGAATGGTTACGACTTTGGCGGCTCTGGTGTTGTAGGGTGTGATCCTGTTTTAATCGTTAATTCAAATGGTACTTTTAGCGTAACGGTTGCAAGTGGTTCTACTTATGAGTTAGAAGATATGATTTTTGAAGTGTACGTAAACACTCAATATAAAGAAGATATAACAATAATAACCTTAGATAATTAAATTATGGCAAATACAGTAAACATTTACGTAAATAAAGCTGATTTAGGACTAGATTTAGTCGACAATACAGCAGATTTGGATAAACCAATTTCAACTGCTACTCAAACAGCTTTGAATGGTAAAGAAGATTTAACTAATAAGTCAACAAACACAAGTTTAGGAACTTCGGACACGCTTTATCCTAGTCAAAATGCAGTTAAAACTTACGTAGATTCTGCAGTGAGTGGTGCGGCTGTACCTACTTTATCACAAGTCACAGCAGTAGGTAGTTCAACAAGTACACCAATCTCCGTTCTTAATGCAACATTCAATTCTAACATTACACCTAGTCAAATAACTACTTTTAGAGGTACTAAAGGAGTTGTGAATGATGCTGAAGGTGAGGTGTGGATAAGTACAAATGGTAACTTTACAGGTAAGTTTAAAACGACTAATTTAACTCATAACATTACGTTAGAAATGCCTGTTAAAAATGCAGGTACATATACAATAGCAACGACTGATTTAATAGGTACTGCAAATGGACTTGCTGAGTTAGATTCAAATGGTAAAGTGCCAAGCTCACAACTTCCTAGTTTTGTTGATGATGTAGAAGAGTATGCAAATTTGGCTGCTTTTCCTGTTACGGGTGAAAGCGGTAAAATATACATTGCAATAGATACCAACCTAACTTATCGGTGGGGTGGTTCAACTTACGTTGAAATTAGCCCTAGCCTTGCATTAGGTGAAACTTCATCAAGTGCTTATAGAGGTGACCGAGGTAAAATAGCTTACGACCACTCACAATTAACAAGTGGCAACCCTCACAACGTTACAAAATCAGACGTTGGACTTTCAAATGTTGTAAATAGTGATACAACAACAACCGCTAATATTACAGATTCATCAAACAAAAGATTTGTTACAGATGCTCAATTAACTGTAATAGGTAATACAAGCGGAACAAATACAGGAGATCAAGACCTTTCAAGTTATGCAACTAAAAACTTAACGTTAGACCGCAAAACAGCTTCTTACACGTTAGTTTCTGGAGACAATAACAAACTAATTGAATATAATTCTGCAACTCCTGTTAATAACACAATTGATAGCGGTGTATTTACTGCAGGGAATCAAATTTTAGTATCTCAATATGGTGCTGGTCAAGTTACATTTGTAGCAGGTGCTGGAGTTACTTTAAGAAGTCCAAGCGGAAAATTGAAATTAACAGGTCAATACTCGTTAGCTACAATTATTTGTATTTCAGCAACGGAGTTTTATATTAGTGGTGATTTAACAGCGTAAATTATGATAATAGCAACTCACGGAATTTTAGCTAATTCAGTGCCTTTAAACTCATTAAACACTGGTTTGTTTGGTGTATATAATGGTGATAATAATGCAAATGATTCTTTTGGCACAAATAACGGTACAGCAGTCGGAGGATTAACATATACTACTGGAAAAATCAACAACGCTTTTCAATTTAATGGAACGAATGCACAGGTTAATTTAGCGAATAATAGTCTTAATAGTTTGGCAGATACATTCAGCGTTTCTTGCTGGGTATATTTTAACACAATTTCTGGAGGTCAATGTGTTTTATCAAACTTTAATACATCTGGTGGTGTTTATGGGTTTACAATTTTTTTAAGTGCTTCTCAAGGTTTAGCATTGTCTCGTTTTAATGGTAGTACAGAAGATTATTTAAATATTGGAGCTATTGGCACTGGTCAATGGTATCATTGTGTTGTTACTCGTAAACCAAACGCAACAAATGTTTACTTAAATACGACTTCAGCATCAAACACAAGCTCTTTAACTACTGCTTACAATTCTTCATGTAATGTTAGTATAGGTACAAGACCAGATGGCGTTTGGAGGTTTGGTAATGGTGCTTTAATTGATGCTTTAACTATTTGGAATAAAGAGTTAACAGCAACAGAAGTGCTAAATTTATATAACAGTGGAAACGGTAAACAATATCCTTATTAATATGAAAGTTAGAAAATTAACAATTGAACAAAAAGACCTTTTAATAGGCAAAGTTTGGGGTTACGAAAATCAAATCTTTAACCCTGTTTTAGATGCAAATGGAAATTACTTTGTTTCTCAAGAAGAGGTAAACGGTTGTAATAAACCAGAGTTTCAATGGTTAAAATCATGTGAATTGATTGAACATAACCCAGTAGTGCCTAACGTTGAAAGATAATTAGTAATTTTACGCACTATGAACGAGATTAAAAGTATTTTAGAAGTAATTAGAAGAATGAAAACTACGGTAATTTTGATTTTGTTTGTGGTGTTTGTACTATTCTATTACAAGCCACTAATCACTGAGGTAGTTGAAACAAAGGTTAAGAAGCCAGATGAAGTAAAGAAAGACATTAATAATAATGTTTTGATTCAAGAAATGTTAAATGATTTATTGGTTAAATACAAGGCTGATAGGTGTTATGTGTTTCAATTTTCTAATAATGTAATGTATTACGATGGCACACACCGAAATCATACCTCAATGAGTTTTGAAGTTTGTTCAAGTGGTATAAGTTACGAATCAATTAACCTTCAAAAATTGCCTGTTAGTTTGTTTCCTGTATTTCTTCAAGAAGTAATGCTAAATAAATGCATTTACAAAGACATTAATTGTATGCAAGAAACTTCAACTAGAATAGCACTAATTAAACAAGGTATTAAAAGTATAATCGTTGCACCTTATTTTAAAGATGGTTATTTCGTGGCGTATATCGGCTTAGATTACGTAAAAGAACACAACGATTTAG